TACAAAGTAATTAACTTATCTTTGACGCCTAGAATTTTAAGTATTGGGGCTACATAGTTTGGCGGTAGAGCACTGATAAGATACGCGGCATGCTGGTGATTTTTTGTCTTTATTGCATAGTTGACAGCGCGTTCAAACCGAGCGTTTGCTGTGGCGGCCCAAGGAAGGATCCAGCTCGCTTTGGCCGAGATAGGAGTATTCTTAGGTTCTGGAGAGAGGAGAGAAAGAGCAGGAAGTTCATGTGGAGGCAGTTGCTGTACCGCTGCGACTAACTGATCTAAAGCACCTGTTAGAAACGCTTCACTACATGCCTTGGACTTTTCAGGGATCGGTGGACTTAGGAGCCATCCTAGAAGAAGAGACGGCGTTGGGTCGACGCCACTTTCTACTAGTTCCACTACGGCTCTAGCTAGAAGCTGTGTATCATGTTTTGTTACTGCGATTAAGAGGGTGGCGCAAACATCCTGAACTTCATAGAGATTGCGCGTTGCCATCTTAAAGAAAAGATGCGTGGATGATGGAGAAAGAAATGAGTATGAGTCTTGACTCCCTTCTATCCGAATGTGGAATTAATGGAGAGAGTATCAATTTTTCAAAGCCACGTATCTGTTTGAATATGATTGTGAAGAATGAGAGTAAGATTATTGTACGTTTAATTAATTCTGTTTTGTCTATTATTGATAGCTATTGCATCTGTGATACTGGCAGCACAGATAACACAAAGGAACTGATTGAGCAGACGATGGCAGCCGCCGGTAAGCCTGGTGAAGTGTACGTCGAACCGTTTAAGAATTTCGGTTACAACCGCTCCCATGCGTTGAAACGTGCGGATGCTTGGGGCGACTATGCATTGCTTCTAGATGCTGACATGAAGCTGGTCATTACCGACAAGTTCAAGGCTGAGGATTTAGTTTTAGATAATTATTCAATTATTCAGAAAAACAGTGATATATCATATTACAATACACGCTTTATTAAGCTACGTATTGGCGCAAAATGCACTGCGCCAACGCATGAATACTATGATATGCCGAGTGGTTCAAAATCAGGCAAACTCGATACAGTTTATATTCAGGATATCGGTGATGGTGGCGCTAAGTCTGATAAGTTCGAGCGTGATATTCGTCTTCTAACGGAAGCACTTGTCGAAGAACCGAATAATGAGCGTTACCATTTCTATCTTGCACAGAGCTACAAGGATTGCGGAAGGCACGAGGAGGCCATTAAGTACTATAAGCGCCGTGTTGAACTCGGTGGCTGGCACGAGGAAGTCTTTTACAGTCTTTTAACAATAGGCCATATTTATAGTAGCTTAGGTGACAAAGAGAAGGCTATCTGTTATTGGATGGAGGCCTATGGATATCATCCAAAGCGGGCTGAATCTATTTATGAAATTGTAAAACACTATCGTTATGTTGGTAAGCACCGTCTTGCGTATGAGTTTTATGAAATTGGTCGTAAAATTCCTTATCCTAAGGATGATGTTCTGTTCATTAAGCATGATGTGTATAGTTATTTATTTGACTATGAATTTAGTATTTTTGCCTATTATCTCAAGATGCCAGTGGATCACAAGAAGTACTTGAACCTAATCTTTAGCGGACATATGAAGGAGAATGTATTTGAGAACTATAAGTTTTACCACTTAAAGTTGGTCGACCAATCTGGTGTGAGCGTCGTTGATTTTACTGAAACAGCTACGAAGAACATCGGTGGGCGCGATGACACCTTTGTATCCTCTAGTCCCTCGCTTTTAAAGATGGGCGGTGGATACCTAATGAATGTACGGTATGTGAACTACAAAATCCACCCTGATGGCTCCTACAAGTTTATGCACGACGATGGTAAGATTACTACGTTGCAGAAGACAGTGATTTTGGATAAGGACTTTAAGACCTTGCAAACAACATGGATTGATAAGGTACAGAACCCCAATCTACGCTACCAAGGTGTCGAGGACGTCAAGATCTTTATGGATGAAGGAAAGCTTGTATATCTTGGAACTGTTGAGCATCCTGACACACACAATGTAACAGTTGGATACGGTGTGTATGACAATGACATGCTGAAGCCGACTGCCTGCACGTCACCTACAGGCAATGGCTGCGAGAAGAACTGGGTCTACTGTTCAGGGCCTGAGAAGACACAGGTTGTGTATTCTTGGTCGCCGTTAACGTTTGGGCGTCTTGAGGGTGATAATTATGTCACGGAACGTCAGGATACAGACGTGCCAGCGTTTTTTAAGGATGTTCGTGGCAGCTCTAACGGCTTCACATTCGGTGACGAAATCTGGTTCTTATGCCACGTGGTTCACTATGCATCACCACGCCATTACTATCATATTATCATCGTACTAGATAAGATGACCCTGAAATTCAAACGTCATAGTATCTTGTTTAAGTTTAATGGTAAGCCGATTGAGTACTCTTTGGGTCTCATCGTTGAGGACGACCGTGTTGTCATGTCTTATAGCCAGAACGATGCGACAGCATCGATTATTACTGTGCCGATGACTGTGGTAAAGGAAACGTTGTTCTAAGTGGCGAAAAATTTGAAGTGTGTGGTTGAGTTCAACAAGTGATTGTGTCTATCTTTACTTTTCCTTTTTAACTATGGCTGCGCGTGCCGAAATAATTGATACAGTTGACGAGTTTTGCCGTGTATCAGGGCGTTTGTTTGAAGTGTATGATGTTGGATGTTGGCTCAAGGAAGGCGTGGGAAGACTGGCCTATGCACAGAAGCTTCCTCAAAAGAGAGGTATCTACGCTCATGGCTTTTTAATTGATGATAAGCTGGTACCATTCTATGGCGGGCTTACTGCGGCGAAGGCACCAAATGGTCTTCGTACCCGAATGGGCCAAGAATATAACAAGAAGATGGCGGCGGTCTCGCCGTCTGGACCCTACAAAGCATGTTTGTTTCTAGAACACTACTCTCTAGGTAATTTGCCTATTCGCATTCTATTTCATGATATGTCTGATAAGACAGATGATGAAATCAAGCAGGCAGAATCAGAACTTCTGAAGGCTATTGACTTTTGTGCTAATACCAAGGATAATGGTGGACTTCGATTGGACGATTTGGTTGCAAGGATTAAGGAACTCGTAACTAATGCAAAGCCTCATATGAATATGATTGACGAGCCTGAAACGGTAGAGGAAGTCGAGGATGAAGAAAAGGAAGAAGAAGTTCCTCCTGAGGAAGCCGAGTTTGACCGAGCTCTAGTAGGAGAACTACAAGAGCATCTATCTATGAAGGTTTTTAGCAAACACCAGAAGCGTGCTATCGCTTTGTACAATAAGCAGTTGATTAATATGCTTAAGGAGGAAGTATCAGAGAAAGCGTTTACGCGTTGTGCAGCGCGAGCTAAGGCTTTGTGTTAGGCTGCTCCACAATGATACTTGAAAGAACTATTTTTTCGTTAGCTACGGATTCTCTACGTTTCATTGCTTCTGAAGCTGCCTGCTTTATTACTTGCGGTGATATATTAGAAGCATCTTCTAGAGTTTTTGTGATAACTATGCGACGAAGACCACTTGTAATGTCTGGGCGTGCAACTCTAGGATCTTCTTTCGCAAATTGCGCCCTGAACTTCTCGCAAATAAAATGTGGTACTGGTGGTGATGTTTCAGAGAGACGCTCAATCTGGTCACGGACTATCTTTAACATATCCTTCGCACGTATACGCTCTATTCTCGGGAGTGTAAGCTCAACGGCTATAAAACGGTATATCTTCTGAAAATGGATATCAGCGAGACGATGGGCTTCCGTGCGCTTTGCAAATGCAAAATATGAATTCACGGTGCTCAAGACCCCTGTCAAAATACTGATGGATCCGATGCCCAAGCCTGTAATTTGGGGCTGCCCAGGAAAGAACTGGTTCGCCGAGGCAGACGCAGCACCAACCAATGTGCTTAAGACGATAACTGGGATACTAATCCAATTGTTTCTCTGTCCGAAATGTTCCTCGCAGCGATTGTGTAACCAGGAGAGACCTAACGCCTTCTCGCCCTCTTCGGCAAGCATTTTTTCTAAGGCGGATGTCCAGGTAATTTCAGACGTCTCAGTGTCCATTCTACTTTAATTTAGAAAAATAAACGCAGGGGTCTAAAAAAATGATATTCAATTCAGTAGTTTAAACTTACTTAAAAGAATGAATAGTGAACAAAGAGCGGCTTTTGACAGTGTCAAAAGCGGTAAAAATATCTTCCTAACTGGTCCTGCTGGTTCAGGCAAATCATACTTAATTAGAGAGATTACAGAATGGTGTGCAGCTATGGGTAAGAAGGTTGGTGTAACAGCTTTAACAGGGTGTGCTGCTCTGCTTCTGTCCAATAAGGCTAAGACACTGCATAGTTGGGCCGGTGTTGGCTTAGCGAAGGAAGCTGTGGATGTGCTCGCTTCATCTGTATTGAAGAATGTAACGGCTAAGAAGCGGTGGAAGCAAACCCAAGTACTGATTATTGACGAGATTAGTATGATGACACCTGAATTCTTTGAGAAGTTAGATGTCATCGGTAAACGTGTGCGAGGATCTACGCTACCTTGGGGTGGACTACAACTAGTTCTGTGTGGTGATTTCTTCCAGCTTCCTCCAGTCGTTAGGGGAATTAGTGGTGAAAATGCGGGACCAGGACGGTTTGCGTTTGAGAGTACTGCTTGGAAAAATGCTGGCCTTACGTCTGTAGTTCTGACAAAGATAGAGCGTCAAGTAAATCCTGAGTTTCAAACATTGCTCAATGAATGCCGTATTGGAGCGCCGAGTGCAGCAAGTATTGATTTGCTTAAGTCACGCCAGGGATTGGATTGGAAGTCAAAGCTTATTCGACCGACCCTTCTGTTCTCGCGCAATTCCGATGTTGACGCAATCAACGAGAAAAACGTGGCAGCGTTGAACCAACCGTTGAGGAAATATGATGCAAAGACAGATTTTAGGGCCGAGGCTGGTATGGCTATGGAAATTCCTACCGGTGAGCTTTTGGAACGCTATGTGGGGAAACTAGATAACGATGCTAACTATGCGCCACATCTAGAACTTTGTAAGGGATGCCAAGTTATGCTTCTGGTTAACAAAGATATTGAAGCGGGGCTAGTCAATGGTAGCCGTGGAGTTGTTGTAGGATTTCGTGACGATGGTATTCCTATTGTTCAATTCCTCCAGGGCGATCCTATTCCTGTAGAATTTCATGACTGGCAGAGCACAGATAGCCCTGTGGTGTGGCGCATGCAAATCCCTCTTCGTGTAGCCTATGCGATTACTATTCATAAGAGCCAGGGTGCTACGCTAGACTGTGCGCTCATCGATATTGGCAAGAGTACCTTTGAGTGCGGGCAGGCATATGTGGCGCTGTCTCGTGTTCGTGACTTGAGTGGCTTGTATGTATGGAATTTGGAACCGGCACGGATTATGGCGCATCCTACAGTTGTTGACTTCTATATGCGACTGATGGAAGGCGGCGATGCGGTTCCTACTGTGCCTAGTATTGATGAAAACGGATTTGGCGCCGATCTGCAGGACGACGGATGGCGCAGCGTTGTTTCAGGATGGTCTACAAGCGTGATAGGACAATCGTGTTTGTTGAAAGTGAAGGAGCGAGCAGCAGCTGTACGTGTCTTTCCAGCAAAGGAGAATATCCTGGCGTCTCTAACATCTTGTCCTCTAGGTTCAGTCAAAGTTGTAGTTCTGGGACAGGATCCGTATCATGGTGCTGGTCAGGCACACGGTCTGAGTTTCAGTGTGGCTGGGGGTGTCGTAGTACCTCCAAGTTTGAAAAATATTCGTAAGGAATTGCTATCGGACTTGGGGTTCGACGACGGCGCTTGGCCTCTAGGTGTAGGTACCCTGACCTCATGGGCTAAGCAGGGTGTGCTACTTCTTAATGCTGTACTGACAGTGGAAGAGGGGAAACCAAATAGTCATGCAGATATGGGATGGGAGGACCTTACACAGAGGCTCTTGGGAGCCGTAGTGTCTTCGCATTCCGATGAACCTTTAGTCTTTCTAGCGTGGGGGAAGTTTGCACAAAAAGTTATTTATAAGCTGCGTCTAGGACCCAAGCATAAGGTTCTGGAAGCAGCGCATCCAAGTCCTCTGTCAGCGCATACTGGGTTCTTTGGTTCTCGGCCGTTTAGTCAGGCAAATGCGCATTTAGTGTTAAATGGATGCGAGGCGGTCAATTGGAAGCTTGGAGCGTCTGTGATGACAGAAGATCCTAGTTAGAATACTGGAGGTGACTCCGTTGTAAGATCTGCCGTTACAACCGGGGCTGGGACTACTACTTCTTCCTGCTGTTTGCGAGCGATAGGCGCCCTCGGCATAACATCACTGGACGGCGTGCTGAGTTCCGTGAGCGACTGTGCAGGCGTATTAATCCGTAGCATATTAGGGG